TTTGTATATTGAAGTATATTTAAAAAAAGGTTATGAAAAGAAAAAAGTGGTGTGAAAATAGATTATTAGATTTATTACTAGAGCAAGAATATGCTACATTCGGTTATGTACCAATTATTTACCTAAAAAATAAAGATCGAATTTCGTGGTTAAACTAAAAAGATTACCATACATGCACGTGGTTAAGATTGCATGCCGGGGACTGAGTATTACAAGATGTCTGTAAGGTTTTAAGGATTTGTACCCAATCAAACAAATCCATCCCACTCCAGGAATTTTATTACTAGAAATTAATTTGTATATTACAGTATATTAAAAAGATATTATGAAAAGAATTGAAATAAAAGGTACTGACAATAGAGACATTTATACTACAGATATTATACTAGAAAACAACACAGTGGTAGAAATAAATCCTATTAACCTATTTGAAAACATGATACTAAATAGGGATAAAGAAGAATTAGAATTAATGTTTAATAAATTGATTAAAAAATTAAAGGAATAGTTTAATTAATAAAAATTTAATATATTACATTATAATTAAAAAAAGATATAATGAATAAAAGAATTAAGGAATATTTAGAGTATATGATAAATGATTATATTATAGGTAATGAAAGAACATTTAAAAAAGGAGATTTAATTAATTTTTGTTTTGAGGATTGTGAAAAGTTAGATGATGATCTTTATAATGAAAAAGATATAATTGAATATCAGTATGTAAAAGAATTTATTAATAAAGAAGATAAAATAAATTATAAAAGGAATAATTGTTTATATAAATTTGAAATAAGTGAATATGGAATTGAATGTAATTTTGTATTTTAAGGAATATTTTGATTAACTAGAAATTTGTATATTGTATTATAATTAAAAAGATAAAATAAAATGGGAAGAAAATTTAGAGTTAAGGACAATGTATGTATGGGAATTGTTGATTATGATATTGAAGATGAATATTTTGTAGGTGATGAATGGAAAGAATGTTTTGGTGATGTATTTTATAAAGGTGATGTTTATGAAGTAATGAATGAACATATTATAGATGAATTTGAAGTAGATGAAGATGGTGAAATGATTGAACCTGAATTGATGTGTATTGGAGGTAAAAGTAAAATTAGTATGGAAGAAATATTAGATATGAAGACTTGTGATGAAGATTTATATTATAGTACTATAGGAATGGAGAATAGTTTACATTGTTGGGAAGGTGTTAAAGGTTATTTTGAATTAATATATTAAAGGAATATTTATTTTAAAAGAAATTTTATATATTATATTATAATTAAAAAGTTAAATTATTAAAAATTAAAAATTAAAAAAGGTAAATTATGGGAAAATTAAGTAGAATTGAATTAGATGTTGTTAGTAATGAAGTTTATAGTAAAGTTGTAGATGAAGTTAATGATAAATGTTTAAAAATTGTTAATGAAAATGTTGATTTTAGTTTATTTAAGGAATTAAGAGAAGTAGAATTAAAAAAGGAAAAATTAGAAAAAGAATTAAATGAATTTGTTGATAATGTTAAAGATGAATTTAATATTAGAGTTAATTATAATAGTATAGGAAGATATGGTTATAATGAAAGTAAAGAATTATTTAAGATTGTAGGANGTGTTGATTATAATGTTAAAAGAAATATTGAAAAAGAATTAATATTAAATGGTATTGATAAAGGATTAGATATTAAAGANTTAATTAATANTATGGTTAANGAATTTGTAAGTAAAGAGTTTAAAAGTTAATTTTTAATTATATATAGTAATGGAAGTCCTTTTATAGGACTTCTGTTATTTAATAAAAATTTGTATATTGTAGTATAATTAAAAAGATAAAATATGTTAAAGGAAAGTAGTAAAGTAAAAGAGTTAAAAACTATTAGGGAAGGTTTAATAAAAGAAAGTAATGATTTTAAAAAGAAATTATTAAAAGAAATATTTAAAGATTTAAATTTAAGTTTTTATGTTAGATATAATGATTTGTATAGTGTTAAAGGAGGAGAGTGTAGGAGATTAAAAGGATGGATTAGTAATTTTAATGATGATGTGTATAGTAGTTTAAGTGATAAAAATAGGTTAATTAGTGATAATGAAAAATTTAATAAAGTAAAAGATTATTTAAATAGTAAGGATTTTGGTAAATATGAAGTTGATATTTGTAAATTAGAAAATTATAGTTGGTATTGGTTTAGGAATTTCTTTGTAAAATATGAAGAAAATTGGGGTAAGAATTGGTTTGAATATAAAGAAGAAACTTTATATAAGGAAACTACTTTTGTTATTAAAATTAAATGGAAAGGNATTAATATGAATAGAGTATTAAATGAGNTAGATGGAGGATTTANNAAAGTAGGTAAATATTGTAGTGTAACGAGGCAGTGGGTAATGACTGATGAAATTGTAGATTTAAAAAGAGTTGTTTAAATAAAATAAAAATAAATATTATACAGGACCCCCTTATATAGGGGGTTTTTTGTATATTATAGTATAATTAAAAAAGGTAATATGTTAGATAAAGAAAAGGTAAATAAAATTTATAATGACTTACATGAATTATATAATAGTGGTGAACTAGAAGAAAGGTTAATTTTAAAAAGTGATGTTAAATTAAGAAGTTTTTTAATTGATTTATGTGGTAGTATTGGTGATGATTATAGTGTTTTTGTTGATAGAAGTTGTTTTGATGAATAAAATAATTAATAAATAATTCGTATATTGTATTATAATTAAAAAAAAAACATATGAATAAAATTACATTAGAAAAGGACGCGGGATTAAGATTCCCAGCTGAGGAAGGTTTTTATGGGATAATAGTTAGTGAACGTCCCCCAATGCATGTGTGGGGTGATAAAATTTATACAATTGAAGTGTATGATAAAAATGATAAATATGCTGGTAAATGGAGTGGGAAACATGGTGATTTTTAAATCACTATGGAATTTTGTTATTAATAAATAATTCGTATATTGTATTATAATTAAAAAAAAATAATATGAAAGATTTAAACCCTTGTAAAGGACAGTATTTAGTAATTAATATGGACGGATTAAGTGATGATTATTTTATAATAAATAATTTAACTCTTATGATGTGTGAATTTTATCCTATTGAATTAAAAGAATATGGGATTGAAAAAGTTAAAGAATTATTTTTTAATAATTATAAAGTATTTAAAGGAATAAATGGTATAGAAGAATTAGATAAAAATTATAATATTTATTAGGACTAAGTAAATAAATAAATAATTTGTATATTGTAGTATAATTAAAAATAAAAAAAGTTAAGTTATGAAAAATGTAAATGTAGTTAAATTAGGAAGACCTGTTAATGTTAATAGTAAAAGACAAATTAGGTTAAAGGAATTAGAGTTAAAAAGAAAAAATGGTGAGTTGAAAAGAGGAAGACCTGTTAATGAAAATAGTGTTAGACAAAAGGAACTTGAAAGAAAAGAGTTTAATAGAGAAAATGGAATTGAGTTAAGAGGTAGAAAAGTGAATCCTTTAAGTGTAAGACAAATTAGGTTAAAGGAATTAGAAGAAAAAAGAAAAAATGGGACTTTAAAATTAGGACGACCTAAAAAAGTAAAGGTTGAAGATAGTAATGAAGTTGTAAATAAATAGGTTAGGTTAGGTAGTAAGGTTAGTTTGTAAAAGGACTAACCTTATTAATAAATATTTTGTATATTGTAGTATAATTTTAAAAAGCAAATATGTTAGAAAAAGAAATGTTATTGGGAATGAGTAAAGAGATGAAACTTGGTATTTTAGGTGATGCAAATAAACAAGGTCAACAAGCTTTAGTATTTGAGATAATGAAGATACTATTGGATGCACCTATAAGTGAGGGTGGTATTAGTACTGAGGAGGTAAAAGAAGTACTTGGTATGGAGTAAGAAATTAGTATTGCTTACCTCTGGTAGAGGAATGACCGGAGAAACGGTTGGGTTGCTTAACAGAGAGGGTAGCAACGGGGTGAGCATAGATATTTGGTTTAAGGGTTTTAGCCATCAAAATAAAACCCATATCTTTTTTAATTATACAATCGCCAACGGCTCTACATCTCCCAGTGTAGAGCTTTAGGTGACCAAAAAACAGAAAATATATGGTAAAGAGAGGTATGGTAGTAGTAATGCAAAAATTAGAAGCGCAATCATGGGTAGCACAAGAAGAGTGGAGTCAGTTATATGGTATAGACAGTAAACATTTTCGCCACCTGGAAACACGTTGGAAAACATTATACATGGTACTCAAAGCATGTGGACACGACCCAGACTATGATTTACGTAACCAGATGCTCAGCCAAGATATCAAGGGTAGAGGGTTAGCGAGTGCTGGTTCGTATATTGCATTATATAATTAAAAAGATAATATGGAGATTTATAAAGTGTATAGTACAGATGATTATGGTAGACCAGAAGATATACTTGGTTATGTGAAAGCAGATAATAAACTAGATGCTAGAGCGTTAATGGCACAGAAATTTGATAATAGTGAGATTGTAACGACTGGTTATTATGGAGCAAAGATGGTATCATCTGAAGATTATAACTTAGCACTCCAAAGAGCTAAGATGGAGTTAGATAAATTTAATTTGTAGATAAGTAGAGTGGTAATACCCCTTTATGCCGTACCGTATACGGCGGTATATATATGGTACTACTATGGTAATACCGTACCACGCGCGCCGTTGTCAATACGCGGGTATGTGGGAGAAGTCCATGGATTAGACACACTCATAAATCGTAAACGATATACTCACCTCGATTAATATATACGAATATCCCCCACGGTTTAAATCGCATTTTCAACGTGGGATTCTTGTGTTTTTTCAATGGGGATCAAATCTTTTTTCTTTAAAAAATTTTTAATGTCGATGAAGTATATACTTATATTCTTTGCGTTGTATCCAGCTTAAACCCTAACATTACCCCCATATATTTATAATAAGTTACATTCAATAGTTATACCTACACAGTTTAAAACTACATAAACCAAATGAAGAAGATATTACTATTATTGTTGCTATTCCCATGTATACTCCTAAGCCAGAAACGACAATTCCGTCCCGATAAGCAAACATATATTGAAGCAAACACTGGTATAGGTGTTGTGGGAGATTGGGATATTAGTAACCGGCCTTTTACCTCTCTGTTTATAGGTAGGACTACTGATTTTGGGGATTATAGTTTCGCTGATATATCCGTAGGATTGTCATATCCATTTATTATAAGTGCAAAGTTAGGTTTAGGTTCTTATTATGGTCAAAAAGAAAATACCTCTATTGTTGTAGGTGTAAGAGTAAGACCTGCTATGCTTTATTCTCAATTACGTACTAAAATTAAAGATAAAGGTTTTTTTACATTATCTGCCGAATTAGGAACGGGAGGAGATGAAGTTGTTGGGTATACTCATTTATTTAATGTAGGTTGGAAATGGAATTTAAAATTTAAGAAAAAGAAATGACAAAAATAAAAATTATTATTTTAAGTATAATATTATGTTTTATTTCTTGTACTAAAATTGATGATAATGGGTTTAAAGTTTATAAAATTAAAAAAAATAGGCATCGTTCTGTGGTTAGAATTCAACATACTAAAAAAGATTCCTTTAATATTCAAGTAAAATTTAATGAATCTGCTATATATACCTCTAAAAATCCTATAAATCAATTTGATGTAAACAAAATTTGGGGTGTGAGTGATTGTGGTACTACTCATAGTAAAAATTCTATTCGGTTTGGTTGGCGTTGGGATTTAAATCAAGAACAAATTGAGATTCTAATGTATCGTCGTTTATTAGGTGATTTTGATTATAAGCAATTGGGGTATGTTAATCCTGGAGATATTAATTATATGTCGTTAAATATAACTGATAGTCATTATTATATGTATTTAAATGGAATTGTAGATTCTATGAGTAGATGTTGTGATGAACCTAAAAGGAGATATTTTTTATATCCCTATTTTGGGGGTACTAAAAAAGCTCCTCATGATATTACTATAAAAATAAAATAATTATCCATATATTTATAATAAAAATAAATAATGGCAAAATTCGAATTTCGTAATCCTTCTGGATCTGGTTATTTTACTATGGAAACAACAGGTTCTGCTTTTAATACCTATACTTCAAGTACACCTAAATACGCATCAGGTTCATTTTCTTCATTTACCGGATCTAATATTACTACTCAACAAACTTTTTTATTTAAAGATGGAATTGTTCAAGATGATTTTAAATTATCTCAAGTAGTACCTCCTGGTACTTCTTCATTTGTATTTTCTAATGCTGTTACTATTCCTACGGGGTGTGTATTTTTTAGAGGAACAGGAGAATATAATTTGATTATAGAGACATAGTATATGGCAATATATAACATAACATCTCAACAATTAAAAGGAACAGGTATTTTAAATTCGTTTGAAATTCCTGGGAGTGGTGCTTTTCCTAATCAATATTCTATTGATTTAGATGGGACTGATGATGAAGCTATTGCTACTTTAGATGATAACAATGTAATTCAGGGAACTAAAACAATATCATTTTGGATGAAATTAGACGCATATGATACGAGGGAAATGATCATGTCAATAAGAATTGGTTCGGCTGTTGATATGTTGTCTGTTTTAAAGGGTACTAATGGAAATATAGGATTCCAATCTCGTACGGGTGCTTCTAATAGAGCTAGATATACTGATTTATCAAAATGGAATCCTGAAACAACTTTAACAAATTGGACTCATATATTAGTTACTAAAGAATATCAAGGTTATCCTAATTACGGGACAATAATTAAAATTTTCATTAACGGAGTCGATGTTACTAATGCATCTGAAGGAGGAACAATTAATGCAGGTACGGATAATCAAATTAAAATAGGTCAAATTGGTAGTATAGGATATTATGGAAGTCACTTAAATGGGAAAGTTGATGAATTATCTGTTTTTTCAGGGCATCTTACTTCATCAGCTAACATCGATGCAATTTATAATAGTGGAGTCCCTAGTGATTTAACAGATTTAAATCCTTTAGTTTGGTATAGAATGGGTGATATTGTTGCTGGAAGTGGTAGTAATGTTCCTGATCAAGGAAGTTTAGCACAAGGAGATTTAGTATTACAAAATGATGCTCAATTTGTAGAAGATGTACCTGAATAAAATATAAAAAATGGCAATATATAACATAACATCCCAACAATTAAAAGGAGCAGGTATTTTAAATTCGTTTGAAATAGCTACTGGTGGAACTTTTTCTAATGTTTATAGTGTAGCATTTGATGGAAGTAATGACTTTGTACAAGCAAAGTCGACAACTTTAGGTCTTGATACTGCAATAAGTGTTTCTATTTGGGTAAAGACAACACAATCAACATCGGGATTCAAACAACTAATAGGAGAATACGATTGGGCTAATTCAAGTAAAAGAAATTGGCTTTTATATTTAAGTAATACTGATAACCGAATAGCTTTTCTAGTTCATAATGATGCTAACCAAAGACCCATTAATGTAGTTGTGTCTACATCAGATGCAAATATTGACGATGGTAATTGGCATCACGTTCTAGTTACTTGGGATGGAACAACAAATACTAATTCATTTAATATATTCTTTGACGGTGTTAATGTAAAACAAGCAACACCAAGTTTGACAGGAATTAGAGCATCTGATACGCCTTTGCTTATTGCAGATGGCACTAATGGCAACGTAGAATTTGAAGGCAACATTGATGAGGTTGCCATATGGAATAACGACCAATCTGCAAACATAAATGATATTTATAATGGTGGAGGTTCAGGTAAACCTGGTAATCTTGTAAGTTTAAATCCGCTACTATGGTATAGAATGGGTGATGGAGATACTTTCCCAACACTAACCGACAACGGTTCGGGAGGCAATAACGGAACTATGACCAATATGGATAGTGCCGATATAGAAGAAGATGTACCAAGTTAAAATATAAAAAATGGCTATCTATAACATAACATCTCAACAGTTAAAAGGAACAGGTATTTTAAATTCGTTTGAAATAGCTAGTGTTGGATCATTTTCTAATGTTTATAGTGTAGCATTTGATGGAACTGATGATCATATAGATTTAGGCGCAAGTTCTACTGTAGCAGATGGTGGACAATTTTCATTTTCATTTTGGATAAAAGGAGGCACTGCACCTACAAGTGGGTATCCTTATTTATTTTCAGCTGATTATTATAATCAACATACTTTATGGTTAGTTAGAGGAAATGATATTCGATGGGTTAATGTTAATAATGGTCATAAGATTGTAGCTGTTGGGGTATTAGATAATAGTTGGCACCATGTATTAATTATATGGAATCCAGATGGAGCAAATACTACAATACGTTGTTTCGTAGATGGAGCAAATGAAGTTAATGTATCTACAGATTGGAGATATGGAACAGGCGGTATATATAAAGGTGCTTTACAATATATTGGAAATAGAGCAGGCCAAAATCCAGGATTCAATGGGAATTTAGATGAGTTTGCAATATGGGATGATGACCAATCTGCAAATGTAAGTGCTATCTACAATAGTGGGCAAGTACACGATTTAAATGCTTTAAGTTCTCCTCCTGTTAATTGGTATCGAATGGGTGATGGAAATGGAGGTACTGGTAGTACAGTAACAGACCAAGGTACTGGGGGGATAAATGGTACATTAACTAATGATGCTGTATTTGAAGAAGATGTACCAAGTTAATTAATATTTATAAGAAAATGGCACATAAAGTATTTATTCGACACACCTATATCTATAAATGTAGTGATACTAAATGTAATGGTGAGTGGAAAATAAATGAAGCAGAAAATATTGAAAAATTAGGTTGCCCACATTGTGGAAAACAAGATTATGTTGAATACGTTAGAGTAGATCAACGTGAAAAGTATAATCGAAAATGGGAATAGGAATTAAAACAGGTATAATGGCATTAGCAGGTAATGCTTTTTTTAATCAATACTCGGTAGATTTTGATGGAACAGATGATTCTGTAAATATGGGTAATGCATCTGAATTAAATTTTGACCATAATGATCCTTATACACTTTCTGTTTGGGTTAAAAGAGATACTACAGGCACGGGTGTTATTATAGAAAAAATGGAAACAAGTGGAAATTTTACTGGTTTTCAATTAGCATTTGTAAGTGATACAATTAGAATTTTTCATAGAAGACAAAATCAAACAACAAATAGAATTCAACGCCGTACAGATGCCACATTTACCAGCACTACTGAGTGGTATCACATTGTTTCCACTTATGATGGTAGCCTTGCTAATACAGGTTTAAAAATATATGTTAATGGCTCTGAAGCAGCAAGTACGGGAGTAAATAGTATGCAAGCCGGGGCTTGGACTAACACTGCAGATTTTAAAGTAGGAAGAACTATAGATGGACATATTGATGAAGTATCTGTATACAATTCTGAATTATCTGCTACTGATGTAGCAACAATATATAATAGTGGCATACCAGGTGATGTAACAAGTTTAAATCCTGTTGGATGGTGGAGAATGGGTGATAATGATGGTGGTACTGGTACTACGGTAACTGATCAAGGTAGTGGTGGAAATAATGGTACATTAACTAACGATGCTGCATTTACAACAGATGTACCAAGTTAAAAATACTTGGATATTGTAAAAACATTTCGTATATTATAGCATAAATTTAAAAAATAAAAGTTATGTCAAAATTAATTAAAATGAAAAAAGAAAAAGTAAATAATATTGTAATTGCTACACTAGCAGTAGGATTATTTGTTTCTTACTTTTTTACAGGTTTTCTTGCACTTCCATTTGTAGCAGGATTATTTATAGGTGAAAGATTTATTAACCCTATTTTATTTCCTGTACAAGATGAAAAATAAAGAATTTAAATCAAGAAAAATCACAACCTCAGACGGTACTATAATGTACATGTTTGATGGAAAACTCCATAATTGGGAAGGACCAGCATTAATTCCAGAAGGAAATAATAGAAAACGAGAATACTATTTAAATGGCATTAAAATGTCTGAAACAGAATATAAAGAAGCTTTAAGAAGACGTGAAGGGTTACCATGGTATAAAGGTTCTAGTGCTAATGCAAGATTTTAAATAAAAATGGCTAATACCTATAATCAAACATATAAAATGGAAATAACTGAATTGCAAGATCAATTAGTGAATTTACAAAACTGTTTAATCAGTATGTCTAGTATTAAAGATGATATTTGGAAATACCACCCTGGTAATGAAAATTTTATAAATCCTATCAAAGAATATGATGAAATATCTTCTGAAATGGATGAGTTAGAAAGAAAAATTAGTAAAGTAGAATTAGATATACTACATTTAAGATCAGCAAATTAGTACATAAAACCAATTATACTAAAATGGATATAGAAAACGTATTTGGACTATTTGGTTTTGGTAAAGATAAAAACAAAAATAAAAAACCTGAAACTGATTATCTAACAGAATTTAAAGATACCCCCCAATTTAAAGTTGGGATGTTTTATAAAATGGTATGGAATGGTAAAAGTTTTAAAAATCAAGTTTTAAATTTTTTAAAAAAAGCTGATGAATTTATAGAGTTAGAAGGTGATGTTGGGGAAGCAGGTGATTATATGATGTATACTAGAGCATATTTTTGGATACAAGAATGTAATTTAGAAGACAAAGAATGGAAAGATGCTATTGAATATTATACAGATGATGAATTTATAGTGTGTATTAAGTTATGTATAAAATACTTTGAAGAAGTAGAGGAATTTGAAAAATGTGCTTTTCTTAAAAAAATTCAAATTTATATAGAAAAACAAGAAGTTTTAAATAAATTAAAAGAAACTTGATATCCCAATACTTTGTTATTATCTTAAATTTATATTTAAATTGTTAAAATAAATAAATAAATAAATAAATAAATAAATAAATAAATAAAAAAATGAAAAATAAAGAGTTATTATTGAGACGCATGCAAACTTTAGAAGGAAAACTTAAACAAACACGTTTAGCCCTTAGTGAAAATGATATTTTTAAAGGAAAAAAAATTATTGAAGAAATATTAGAGTTAAGACAAGATATAGAATCAATAATAGAAAGAGAAAATTAAATTAAAATAAAAGTTATGAAATTAACCCCAGAACAAATCCAAGATAATTGGGAAATATTCCTAAATAACATTGAAGGATATATTTCTTCCCCCAGAAAAGAAAAATTATTAGATTTTTATAAAAAATATGAAGAGCGCATTATGTTAATGCCTGCTGCTCATAAAAAAGAATATCATAATGCTTTTCCAGGAGGATATGTTGAACATGTAAATCGTGTTGTTGCAGCATCACTTAAAATTTATGATGTATGGTGTGAATTTGAAATGGACAGATCTACATTTACTATTGAAGAATTAATATTTTCTGCTATTAACCATGATTTAGGTAAAATGGGTGATGAAGAAAATGAATCTTACATCCCACAGACTGATAAATGGAGACGTGATAAATTAGGTGAGGATTACATGTTTAATAAAAAAGTACAATTCGCTTCGGTTCCTGATAGAGGATTATTCTTACTCCAATCACATGGTATACAATATTCATTTAATGAAATGTTAACTATCCAGACGCATGATGGTTTATACGATGAAGCAAATAAAAAATATCTATTTGCATTTATGCCAGAACAAAAACCACGTACATCTTTACCTTTTATAGTACACCAGGCTGATTTAATGGCAGCCCGTGTTGAATTTGAACGTGAATGGTTACCTAAATTAAAAGGTGAACAAGGGTCCTTGGATAAGCTAAAAGAAAATTATACATTGGGGACAACACCTAATTCATCTAAAAAGTTATCTACTAAAACTAAGGCTTTAGGTTCGATGAAAAGTGATGGATTAAAAAATATGTTAGAAAATTTATGATAGTTTTAATAGTAGCCGTTTGCGTATTAGCAGTTTTATCTATAATTTTAGGATGGACAACCTATAATTTAATGAAAAAACAAGAAAAATCAGAAGATATTCTTTTAGGTTATATGGAATATTTAGATAAATTTTCTAGAGTAATTGAAATTTCTAATAAAAAATTAAAAGAAGTAGACAATAAAGGAATATTTGAAAAAGATGATGATGTAGGGGTTATATTTGATTCGATTTTACAAATTCAAGAAATTTTAAATGAATTTACAGTAAAAAAGATTAAATGATTTATGGCTCCCCGCAAAGCAAAAAGTAAAAATTATTTTACTAAGGATACAGAGAATGCTATTATGCTATATAATAGTACTTCTTGTTCTCATGAAAGAAGTAAAATATATGAAAAGGAAATACACTATCCTTTCTTTAAATTAACACAAAATATTATACACACCTTTAAATTTTACCACACAGAAGTAGAAAATTTAGAACATTTACAACATGAAATTGAAGTATTTCTATTAGAAAAAATGCAACTATTTCATCCTGTAAAAAGTGCTGATAATAAAATTAGGAAAATAATACATAAAGAATTTGGAGAACAATATAGTGGTAGTTTTATAGAACACATGCCTGAAAATGAAATTAAATGTTCTCCCCAGGATATTCAAGATTATGTTAATACACTTAATATATCTACAGAATGTTATGATAAATTAATTAAAATAACCCCAGCTAAAGCGTATTCATATTTTGGTACTATTGTAAAAAGATGGTGTATATTATATAATGAGAAAAATTATAAAAAGAAAATTTCATCAGTTCCAGTTGGTGAATTAGAAAAAGATGATACACATTCTTATTCTATAGATTATTCCCCAGATGATAAATTATCATATTTTATAGATAAATTTGTTGAACATGTTTCTAATAACATATATAATTTATACCCTAAAAATATTGACGCACAAATTGCAGATTCAATATTAGAATTATTTAGAAAAAGAGATTCCATAGATGTATTCAATAAAAAAGCTTTATACATTTATATACATGAAATGTTACCTGATGTAAAAACACCAAAAATAACTAAAATAGCTAATAGTTTATATGGTATATTTAGAAAGCAATATGTTTTTTACATAGAAAATGGGTATATTAATTTCTAATTCCCCCAATTTTTTATATTTATAAATAAATGGTATGGGAAATCTAGAATCAAACATTTTTGGAAAGAAAAAATTTTCTGATATTTTAAAAGAAATTTACGACAATCAAAAGAAAAAAGAAGTTCAAATTTCTGCCTTAATAGGTGAACTAAAACCTTTAATTAATGATATTGGTGATGCTACTTTAGTAGTTCCTTTAATTAAGGAATATATGGAGTTAGGCATTAAAAACGATGAACAATTAATTAAAATGTCTACAATTATCCAACGTGCTTTATCTTCTAATAAATCAGAAGAAGAAGGATTTGGTATGACTGAAGATGAAAAAAAACAACTTTTAACTGAAATAGAAAAATTTAAACCTAAAGGGTAATGTCACATAAGTTTGGGTTAGGTAATATGGTTAACAACTCCTTAGGGGGTAGTATGGGGAATACTAATGAAGTTTCTTCACCTAAAAGTAATTTAATATTAAAAGTAAAGGATATTATTTTAGATGAAAATCATCCAAAATTTAATCCTAATTTAGGTTTTTCTCAAATAGGTACTATATTTGGAGTAGAAAAAACATCTCAAAATTCTTCAACTTCTAGGACATATACAGCAAAACCATCAAACCCAAATAATAAAAATTTTCCAATCCCAGGAGAAAATGTAAAATGTTTTTCTAATTCTGCTCCTAATTCTCCAACACCTATTTGGGTATACGAATCAACTCCTATAAGTGATTATGGAGTATTATCTCCTCATTCTAACCAATCTCCTTCTCCTACAGTAAAATTAAAACCATCTTCTCAAAAAATGTCATATGAAGATGTTTCTGAATTAGGGGTTTTTAATATAAAAGATGAAGAAGGATCAGAAGACATAAAAAATGTAATTAATTCATCAAACCCATCCCAAAATACTTTTATAGAAAAAAGTAATATTAAACCTTTAATGTATTATAGTGGAGATATTTTATATGAAGGAAGATGGGGGCAAAGTATAAGATTTGGTTCAACAGCTAAATCAAATAGTCGTATTCAAAATAATTATTCTTCAGCAGGAAATAATGGTGATCCTATTATGATAATTAGAAATGGGCAAAGTAGAAAAGCAAGTTCTTTTGGAGCTGAGCCTATTGTTGAAAATGCTAAAGATGATTTATCCTCTATTTATTTAACCTCATATCAAACATTACCCTTTTCACCAACTTCAGGTGATTTTGTTAATGGGTTAAAATCATACACAAATCAACCAATCTCTCCATCTATTTATATTAACCCACAAATATTACTAAATTCAGATAGAATAGTTATAGATGCTAAACAGGATAGTATATTATTAAGTGCACAAAAATCAGTAGGTTTATTATCTAATGAAAGTGTAAATTTAGAATCAAAAAATATTTCAATGCATGCTGATACTGAAATAAAAATTGGTTCTAGTAATCTTGAACCTGCTTTATTAGGAGATAAAACACATGATATTATTAAATTTATATTAGTAGCTTTAAGACAAGTATGTAAAACTACTGCGGTAAGAGAAAAATGGCCAACTGGTGCTCCTATTCCTGATTCTTTAGACCAAATAATAGGTAGTAATATAGTAACATCTATAGAAAAAATTATTGGTAACCTAGAAATTAAGGATGACCCAGGCTCTATATTATCAAATATTAAATCTAATAAAGTTAAAGTAGAATAATGGCTACTCCAAAAGTATTAACATATCAAGATATAGCAACTTCTTTAACTGCTATAGATTTAATGAATGCATCAGATGCTGGGATAATACCTTCAAATTTTACTACAAATGATCAAAGTATAATAATGCAGATGGATTTTGATGTATATTTTTGGTTAAGAGATACTAAAAAAGATCTTAGGTTTGTAAATACTATAACAGAAAAAGAATCCAACCAATCAATTACCAATCCAACAACCCAAACTCCAGGTAATACAGTAACCCCTACAGAATGTATAAATACAACCCATGATAAAGCTTATGATTATAAAAAAAGTATTCAAGAAGACGGGACTATAAAATATTTTTTTGTAGGTAATTATGGTAAATATAAATCTCGTTTTCCTGATTGGACTGAAGCAGTAGATGATGGTAGTTATGGTACAATTAGAAGAAATGCTATTGTTGAAAAAGTTAAATTTGACTGTAAAGCAGGACAACCAACTTCAACTCCTAATCCTGACCCTCCTGAAACTTCTCAAACTAGTAATATAGTTGAAAATTCTGAAGATCCTAAACAAGATACATTATATGGTACTGTTGTAGATAAAAAAACTTTAGAACCTATAGAAGGAGCTAACATACAGTATGGCACTTTGTCTACACTTACTGATGATATAGGAATGTTTTCTTTAGATGTTCCATCATTAACTAAACCCTCTCCCCCACCTCCTAAAGAATGTATAAATACTGATCATGATAGAGCTTATAACTATAAAAGGTTAACATATGAAGATGGACTTGTTGAATATTATTTTATAGGATTATATGGAAAATATAAACAAAATTTTCCTAACTGGACACTAGCTCCACCTGATACATTANTAGGAAAAACCTCAGGTACTATAAATAGAGATGCAATAGTTGAAAGGGTTAAATTTGATTGTACTGATTCTAATCGACCTATAGTAACTCCAAATCAACCTACCCAAGAGGAAAAAGATGATAAAGAAGAAATAACTAAATTAGAAATAACTGCTGTTGATTATGAAAAGAAAAGTTTTATACCATTTAAAGGAGATGGTTCTTATAGAAATAACTTAGGAATAATAGGTTTAAACCCTATTAAAGTCCAATTAGATAATGATGTTTTAAATAGTCTTCTAGTACCTGAACTCCCAGTACAAGAAGCAGTAAATACAAAAAAGAATTCTAAATGGTATCAAAATCAAAAACTTATAGATCTTTTAAATAAACTAAAAGAGGTGTTAATTCCTATGATAATAGGAATGATAGCTAAGTTTGGAATAACTAAATTAAATGAACTTTATCAAAATAACAAAGATAAAATTAAAGATGAAGTTAAAAATTCTGTATGCCCTACACCAGAAGAAATTAAAAAGTTAATAAAACGTAAAAATAAATTAGTTAAACAGTTAAATAATGCACAAAAAACTATTGAAACTGCTTTAAAAATAATAGGAATAACTAGATCTATAACTCAAGTATTTACTGCTGTAGTAAGAGGGATAGATATAGCTCAACTTGCACTTCCAACAGCTATACCTGGAGTTACAGCAGGAGTTATAACTAAAGTAGATGACATTAAAAAAGATGTTTTAGATAAAACCGAACAGTTTAATAAAATTATAAATGATGTATTTTTAACCTTAAATATTTTACGCGCTGTTTTAGTGCAAACTATAACATATCTAAATTTACTTGATAGTTTAATAGCTCATTGTTCTCAAGGAAATGAAGATATAAATGAATTAACCCAAGAACAGCTTTCTTCTGAACTAACAGCTTTAACAGAAGAACAATCAAACCAAGAATCTCCCGTGATTTCTACAGTAAATGGTTTTACTATGGGTATAGAAACTGAAATAACTACAAATCCTTTAAAACGAAGAAGAGCCACAGCAACAAACCCTAGTGGTGTTGTAATGTTAAGAGGAGAATATTCATTTAGTTCAATTGACCAGATACTTATAGATGAATTAGTATTCTATATACAAACAAATGATTTAAAAGCAGATTAACCCTATATTTATAAACATATATGAAAACCGAAGTACTTAAAAAATTAATTAAAGAAGCAGTAAAAGAAGCAATTCAAGATGAATTGAAGGATATTTTATTAGAAGCTGTTAAAGCTCCTAAAACACAAGTTGTAAGAGAATCTATACAACCTAATATAACACCTCCACCATCCCCAAAACCAACCTATACAGAACCCACTATGGATATTAAACAAAAATATGCTGATATAATGGGTGAGACTGCTATAAGTATGACTAGTAAAGATGTTTCTTCTTTTAACCCTCAAGGAGTAGATCCTGTAAATGGAAATTTAGGCAATGGTGAAGTTGGAATGAATACAATCATGAATTTATTAAATACTAAGTAATGGCATTTGGTGCTAGACAAATAAACCCTTTAGATTTAGATAACAGTACTGCTGTAGGAATAGATCTTCCTTTAAACGGTAATGCTGTATTTAAGTCTAATTATCAAACAAAAGATGCTATAAAAAGTAGTTTAATAAATTTTTTTCTTACTAACCCTGGAGAAAGGTATCTTAATCCTGGGTTTGGTGGGGGATTAAGAGAATTTATTTTTGAGCAAATAAATAACGAAAACCTAGATTTTTTAAGAGAAGATATTAACAGTAAACTTAGTTTAAATTTTCCTACTTTAACTATTGATGATGTTATATTAACAGGAAATTCTGAAGAAAATAGAATAACTATTAATATAAAATACTCAGTACCTAGTACTAATATCTCAGATGAGATAATAATAAATTTATAAAATGGCTAATAAATTAAAAAGAGATATAAAATATATTAATAGAGATTTTAATAGTTTTCGATCTAGGTTAATAGATTATTCTCAAACTTATTTTCCACAAACTTATAATGATTTTTCACCCGTTTCTTTAGGGATGATGTTTATGGAACAAGCTTCGTATGTAGGGGATGTTTTAAGTTTTTATTTAGATAACCAAATTCAAGAAAATTTTATACAATATGCTAGACAATCTAATAATATATTTGAACTAGCATATATGTTTGGGTATAAACCAAAACTCTCCTCAGCTGCTCAAGCTACTGTTGATTTTTTTCAACAAATCCCCTCTAAAACAGTAGGACCAGACGTTGTACCTGATTTTGATTATGCATTAACTATAAATGAAAATACAACTATATCTTCAAACTCTATTAGTTTTATTTTAGGAGATAAAATAGATTTCACTGTTTCTAGCTCACAAGATCCTACAGAAATAACAGTTTATCAAGTTTCAGGAAATCAACCCCAGTATTATCTTTTAAAGAAAAGTAGAAATGTTATTTCTTCAACTATTAAAACCGTTTCTTTTAATTTTACTTCCCCACAACTTTTTCCTACAGTAAATTTTAGTTCAAATAATTTTATAAAAATATTAGATATAAAAGATAGTGATGGGAATTTATGGTATGAAGTAGATCATTTAGGACAAGAAATGGTATTTAATTCTATTTCTAATACTAATATTAATGATCCTAATAGAGAGAATAATATACCTTATATTTTAAAATTATTAAAATCCCAAAGAAGATTTTCTACCAGAATTAGGTCTTTAAATGAAATTCAACTTCAATTTGGTGCAGGCTCCCCTAATGACACGACTGAAGAAATTGTTCCTAATCCTAATAATGTAGGTTTAGGTTTACCATTTAAACAAGATAAACTAACAGTTGCTTATTCCCCTACTAATTTTCTTTATACTGATACTTATGGTATAGCACCTTCAAATACTACTTTAACAGTAAGATATTTAGAAGGAGGTGGTGTTAATTCAAATGTTGAAGCTAATACTATTATAAATTTATCTAATACTAATAATATAACTTTTAATAAACAAAATTTAAATGCTACAACAGCAAATTATGTATTTAATTCTGTATCTGTTAATAATCCTTTAGCAGCTACTGGAGGTAAAGGAGGAGATACTTTAGAAGAAATTAGACAAAATACTTTATCTTTAGTAGCATCCCAAAAAAGAGCAGTAACATCTGATGATTATTTAATTAGAGCTTTAAGTATGCCTTCTGATTATGGTTCAGTTACTAAGGCATATATTGAAAAACCTAAAATTACTGATGAACAAATAT